ATTATTAACCATTTCCAAACCACGAATGTCAGAATCAGCCATGCGAAGATCACGGATATTAGCGCCAACAGCCTCCATAACGCACACTGCCTCATACTCAAAAAGAGTTGAATCAGGGCCGCCCGAGACATAAATTCCCATAAAATGGGAATTAGCATCATCCAAAATGTTATCTTCGCCGTCACCATTATTTATAATGTCGACGTCATACTGATACTCACCAGGTAAAACGGGGGTGTACACGAGTGTAAACCACTTCTTAGCAACAGGTAAACGAAAATATGTTTCATAATTAGCAAATGTAGAAACAAGTGTATTATTTAAGGTAGCGTGACCAGGCCTCATACAGCACTGGACTATTCCTTGTCTTGCGACATCAGCCCCAGCATAGCGAATTCTAACTCCTGCACAAACTAATCTTTGAAGATTATTAAGTGAATTTATTGAAGTTGTTGTGTAGTCAGAATTCCAGTTGAGACCTAAATAGCCAGTTGCCAACGCAGCCCCAGTATCTAACACTGGGAAAAGACCCAGGGCAGATGGAGCCGTACCATTGCTGAGAATCAAGGGAACCAAATTATTAAGATTGGAATTATAGTTATTAGCCAAACGCCGAGGCGCAAGGGAAACAGACAATTCTCCATTAGTATCAGTGGTAGTAGTACCTCTAATAAAAAATTTGGTTCGTCGAGATTTCAACGAAGGAAAAGTTGGAACACAAGGTAAGTCGGGAGGGACGTCACCCAAACCCATAACTGCATTTTGTCTAGCGTCCGTATTATCAAAAAAAGAAAATGGATTTACCATTCCTATTGCATATAAACGAGCACACATAGACATATGGACTGGAGGACCTCTAGGAAATTTCCGTGGAACTGCAGGCATTATTTGGTCTCGAGAGACCATATTAGCATTTGAGTTAAATACAGAATTTTCATATTTAGGTCCTCTAATTCGAGGAGTCCTGGGTTGTAACTGTTTTTTTGTAGCAGGTTTAACCCTCATTCGGGATTGACTTTGTGCATATTGCACATATCTTTGATTCCGTTGAGCAAGAGTCAAACTAGCCTTATCATATTTAAGTTTATGTTTTTGTAAAAACTGGGCCTTTGTTAAAGGTCCAGGATTAAGTTCAACATCACCATCTACAGACAGATCTTCCTCATAATCACCATCATAATCAGAATTCCGATCTCGACAATACCAATAATAGTCTTCAACTTCCTGTGCATGCTGTAAAGCAAGAGGAGTAGGGAACTGGGTATTGTGAAAAAGGGCATCATTAGCATCTCGAAAGGTGCATTCATAAAATGACAATTTTCTACTAACTCTACTTCGAAAAGTAGGGCCAGGATTTTCTTCCACGTCACCATCAACTGTAAGGTCTTCTTTCCAGCCTTTCGACTGGTTACTGGGATTTTTCTTACGAAAGATTTTAAACTTCCGATCGACAATATCCTCAAACAATTCGTTCGCATCACATGAGATATACTCATCGGCAATATGAGGCACGAATGACTCATGGCCAAGTGTTTGGCGGGCATAATTTGTAAGGGATCTAAATCTAGGCTGCATAGCAGACCAAAAATCCAGAAAGTCCTGACGAGTTACAGTGGTTTCAGAGTTGAGTTTATTTTTCCGACACAATTGGTGAAGGACATATAATGCTATCATACGCGCACATGCTTGTTGGGCATCCTTTTTAACACTATGACGATTCATAGTTTTGAAACGTTGCCCGGAAAAAACGCAAGTTGCCTTGCACTCCCATCCAGGGATGTGAGCTAAACCGGTCATTTCATAATGATATGTAATATCATCTAGAGGTGGTAACCCTTTAGCGTGCGCTGAGCTTTTATACTCATTTATGAAACCAATGTAGTTTCGCGAGAGAAAATTTGGCCCTCCTGGGATGCCACCCGCAAAGACAATTGTCTCTGGTAAGGTTTCATAGCCCGGGGGGGCAAAATCCGTCTCAGTCAAGATCCAAGTTGCCTTAGTTTTCTTGACAGGTTTTTGTTGTTGTTGTTGTTGTTGTTGTTGTTGTTTTTGTTGACAAGCACCATCCTTACTGAATTCAGGTTCGTACACAGGTACGCCATAGACAAAAGCTCCGGGCACACGAGGTGCACCTTTTTTCTTATCTTTCTTAGTGTTTATCATATAATTTTTAAAGCCTACCTCCTTCCGATGAATATGAGTACCTTTTGGGTCAGAAGGGAAAAAACTAAACCCCTCAATGGCCGATGAAGATTGGCTATATATAGGCGCATCAAAAACCGAAGTTTCGAGTCCAAGAACTATATTGGCCGCAGAGCAACGTCCATCTCGTACATCCATTAACTTTGCAACATCAGTATCATTTGTTAATTGATTTCTGTAGTTAGCAAGTAACCAACCTGAATAATTTTTAAGAAACAACTGAACCACTTGTTCTTCTTGTGATTGCCCTAAGGCTGTAAGATCATAAAAAGTGGTTAGTGATGCTGCTATGACATCAGGTGACTTACTTTTCAACATTTGGGTGATTGAAGTTGTGAGCTTCTCCAAACGAGGTTTCGGTATCCAGGCGTTATAATGTGAATTCCATTGTGCTGTCGAACCCAAAAACTCTAAACCTTCCAAAGTGGAAGAAATTTTAAAGGCTCTCTCTTTCACGGTCAGGCGAAGGAGGGCATATGTTTCACGAACAAACAATTCAAATTCCTTTTGATCGAAACCATCAGGAAACCAAAAAGGCTTGTTTAACGTACCCAGGATATCATCCCCATACAACGATTTAACCACATTACGTAGTATCTCTTGGTATGAAAGAATTCTCCCGAATTGCTTTATCCCTAAACGAATATACAAATAAAAACAAATTCTAGTATGCGACCAACAATTGTCCACAGTAGTATTATTAGAACCACTGCAGTTACCATCGAGGCGTTGAAACATAGTTCCATCATTAAGGCAACAAGAAGGCTGGACGGTGTTTTTAACCACCCAAGAATAATGAACTCGGATTTTCTCTTCTAGAGCACACAACTCATACTGAGCAGTTCCAGGAACATATTCTGTTTTTCTTATCATAAATTCTTGTCCGGGGAAAAGAAAGTAAGTTCTATCATCATATACTTCTTCAAGGCAAACATCTCGATCGTAGCCCGACACATCTATTGTAAAATGTATCGGGTCGTCAAATGCAAGTTCATGTGAAAGGCACAAACGATTAAACCCTCCAAATTGTTTAATGAAACCATATCGTGGCCAGTGAGTTCGAAAACTATGGGCAAATTTCTTCATACGATGGTTTTGTTCATCAAAATAAAATTTTTGGTGGAAAAGGAACGGAAGTTCCGGGTTAAATATCGTTCTAAGCTTCTCATCAATCATTACATCATCAAAAGGAAGGTATTCCTCCTTAGGAAATATTGACCAAATAGGAGTATGACAACGTTGTACTTCTTCAGAAAATATCGGAGAGGCCAAAAGTTCGGCTTTCGACTTAAACCCCATAGAGGAATAAGGTTTTCCAACAGAAGACGACATATTAATGTCATAGATCATAGAAAAATTATTATTATGTTGGTAATCAAACATACGACGAGTATATTCACCAGCAACAGACCATGCTAAATCAGTGGGACGTGGAAGCCGAGGCTTATCACATTTCTTTATAGATTTAATATAGCGTTCCTGCGTATGAATCGCAGGTCGACAACCCACTAATTTTTCAATTGACGTATCCCCAGTTTCCTGGGCATAAGCTTGATAGATAGGGTCGATAATTGGTGAATCTTGGGTCTTGAATTTACCACTAACAAGAGTGGGACAAGTACCTAAGTTCTTCATATGTTTAAAACTGACAGATCCAGTAGCATTTGGGCGCCAATTAGACTGTACCAAGGGGTGAAATTCACCTGTTGGGGAACAGTGGGTAACTGACTCTTTTGTAAGGGAGAGAGCAAACTCCCTCTCTAAAAATCCCATTTAACTAAATCAACAAAATGTGTCTCTGCAAAAGACAAAAAACAATTAAAAATGCGTGCCGTAGCAGCATGAATTCCAATAGTTCGGGACAACAGACCAATAACAGGAGCACCACAAGCACCTTCCTCCGAATTATAAGTTACAGGGGTCATATCAGTGCATATACCAGTTACGTTTCCAACACTATACCAAACTCCATGAGGAGAAGTATCACTAACAAAGGCAAGTGAGACTTGATTGGGATATTTCTTCCCACGAACACAGTCTACTGTATGCGATTTTGCAAGTGATAATAGTTTATCATTAGTTGTTAGGACCAAATCTTCTCTAGCATGAGCTAGATTATGCATTAGTCCTATATCAGAAACGGCAAGTACGACAGGTAAGTTACTTTTACCAACAAACGTCATCTTATCTGAAGCTTTAAGCTTATTAAAAAAATGTTTATTTATGGCAAAGTACCGCTGTCCATTATATGATACTATAGAGGCATTACCCTCAAAGTTCGATCTATTCCCAATTTTATAAGTTGCATCAAGGACTTCTCCTTTATACACCACTACAGTATTGGCATAGTTAATGTCTAAATCAAGTGACAGAGTATTTTCAAGTTTACTTTCTTGGAGAACATCAGCGGTTACAGGAACGGTTTTAGGAGCTTCATAATGTATTTTAGCGTCTTTTTCAAGATCTACTATTATTAATTTATCTTCAGGCTCTTTTTCCTTCTTGTTATCGCGAATCTTCTGGGTTCTAGCATCTCGTTCAATCCAGTGAAGCTTATATTCGTCGAATTTCTTCGGCCAATCTTCATCAGGTAATTTCTTACCCCAATCAGATTTAATCCAAAACGCTTTATAATTGACAAATGACGGGAATAATGCTTTTGAGGCATCATAAGGTTCAGAACTTGGTTTGGGAGCACCTTTAGGTTTAGGAAATTTCTTTCCTTTTTTACCTTGTTTAGGTTTGCTTCCAGATTCTTTCTTTATCTTCGTCATAAATCCAATATCATAATCGCGGGGATCTTTCAAATAAGCAGTCCATTGTTCAAATTGTATGGTTGGATCAAGATCAGCAATATCTTTAAGTTTCTTGAAAGTTGCAAATTTATCAATTTTCCGTTTATAAGGCTCGGTAGATACAACTACAACATCAGTATTAGCTTTTGTTTGTTGAATTTTAGGCTCTTTTGCTTCTTTTTGAAGAAGAGGAACCTCACTAACTCGTTCTCCAACTGTTGTAGCCAGAGAATGTATTGAGTTTGTTAAACCGTCCATAGCGCGATTAGGCACTTTTAGGGATTCGATAATTGCTTCAAGATTAACTCGATTTGTATTACAAACGCTTTTAAGGGCATCAGTAGATTCAAACTGAACTTGAGCAAAACCTTTAATAAGAAGTTTTATTAAATCATCAGTAGCTTGGGATTTTCGACTTTCTTTCTCCAAAATAGTAGGTACTATTATAAAAGAGTTAAGATAAAAATATATTCCAAAAGTAGCTTCTGAATGAATTAAAACTCCAATGGGTTTCATGAACTGAGGCAAGTCGCTAGCGAGTAGCAAGTCAAGAATATAATTATCAAACCTTTCGGCATGTTTATATTCTATGTGTTTAAACTTTCCTTGACGAAAATAATCGACAAAAATGGCAGTTTTAATGCCAATAGGTCTGTCTATACTATTGACTAAAGAAGTCAAATTAATTGGGACTGGACCTTGAATAGTTAAAGTTTCCACATCTAAAGTTTTAGCAATTTCAGGATAAGTTTTCGTTATATAGGATGGTGAAATCCGGATAGTTCGAACTAAAGGCTGTTTTGTATCGGCATCTACTTTAACAATAGATTCCATATTGATTTGTGGACGCCAAGGTAGGGTACGATCACCCTGTTTGGCATACACATGTCCCTCATCGTCTTCATATTCTTCATTCGGATCATAATAATCTGGTTGATCATAATTCTGGTGGACGAAAACGGTATTACCCCTATCGTCCAACACAGCAACACGTCCATTATAGTAATCGTCTTCATGTTGAGCATAATCGGTATCATATTCATAATCTTCACCTCCATAGAGGTCATCATAAACGTATTCCATTTGCTCGAAAAAAGAACGACGATCTACACCATAAGTTTGGATCATGTCTACTCCGTGATTGAAAGCATAAAACATTTGAGGATCTTCAATACCAAAATTGGTTCGAAGATAATCATAATAGTAGTCTTCAGTTATTGAACCCTCCATATATGCTTGAGATAAATCTTTTGCATAATCAAACTCTGCTGAGAAGCTAGTTTTTTTACGGGGAACAACACGTGGAACTCTCATTGCTTGTTTGCGTTGACCGCGTCCAGTCTTGTTTTTTCCTTTTCCTCCAGAGGATTCAAGCTTATACTCCAAAGGCAATGTCTTACAAATGTAAGATAGCACTATAGCGGACATAAGATCTTGAGGTTCCGTACCTGATGGGAGATCTGCACCGAAGTGAGAAACAAAACGTAGATAAAGCTCTGAGAAGTAACTTTTAAACTTTTCCGGTAAATCAACATTAGCAGCTTTAATTTGAGCAAAGACTATTTTCGAATCTTTATTCCTATAATATAGCTTCAAAAAAGACATTCCTTTTTCAAAACTCAAGGTTTTTTTATCGAAACATAGTGAATCTAAAACAATAAGCTGAGAAGTCAATAAATCGGATGCTACTCGTTGTTTCGCCAGGGGATTAGCCCCACGAAAGAAACGAATTTGCGCAGTTAATTTACGTACATATTCATCTTTATCCTGGTAAAATTTCTTATATTTGTATTGAAGCATTACACGAGTGTATTCTTTATACCAAAATAGCCACATTCTAATCAAAAAGATATAGAAAAAGCCAAAAGTTAATGAAAACCAGAATAAATAAGAGATGAGCACGAAAATCCATTGAAACCAAAACATAAGCTGTGAGCCATAGTAAACAGTTTTATGGGGATGCGTGAACACCTCATAATAAAATAGGCTATCGCAACAAGAATCAAATGTAGAGCTAGAATTCCCCGTAAAAATAACTTGAAAAGGTAACCATAAACCAGGAAGGTCAAAGTAATAATTCCAAAGAAAAGTCCATTGGGGTATAAAGGTGCAAATAGCGTTACAGAGTCGCTCGGAAGGATGATACGAATAACAATTTTCCATAGTGACATTACCTGCAGCGCAGAGACTGTTGCAATATGCGACTCGGTGCAAATATATTCCCATAAAGGGATTTACTACCGAAAGTCGCGTATAATTAATACTTGTGACATAGGGGGAGGCGAACCAACCCATAACACAAAGCATTAAAAATGTAAAGCGATAATGTATTACTGTTCGAATCGCCTCGCTTAAGCGATCGACAGAAATGATAGACTTAAATTTTGAT